GGTTTATTGAACATAGGAAACCTCGGGTTTTGTATTTTATGAGCCCAAGGAAACTTTATGTCAATACCGAGTTCTTCAATTTTCATTGAAGGCACGGACTTGATATGACCGATGATAATATCGGCGGCTCTCAGGCACTGATTTATTATGACATCTCTACGACGTTCATAAAAATTAGAATCTGAGAGAGGTATATCGACTTTACCAAACATTTCACGAAATCGTGTAGGGTTTTCCCCTATCATGAAAACTGAAATATCGGTATTTAGGTTGAGGAAAACTTCTTCAGCCCGTCCATATACCTGCATGAAAGGTACTGATTCGATAAAATCGAAACATAATGCCTGTTCTTGCTCGCTTTTTAGAGAGGTAATCTGGATAACCATTTCCATGGCTAACTCCCCTAAAGGAGTTTTTCCAGTTACAATCCTTTCTTTACTTCTTAGGAAAGAATCATGAACAGTTAATAAAGCGAGATAATTCCCATAAAGTGAATAATCCCACGTACTAACTGAATCATGGTTTTCTCCAGTCCATAAGGCTACGTACTCTTTTATAGCAGTACCTAGATCCTTTTGACGTTTAAGAAATAAAAGAAGGGAAATTACTAGATTAATTTTCGGTTTGGCTTTCTTCCATTTAGGTCGAGGCCATCTCAAAACATTGATATAGTAACTCTCTAAAACTGCACCCATATCGGTATTCCAACCCTTATAAAGCACTTCTGAAACGATGATCGAAAGGCATGTAAAAGCCTCAGATCTTCGTTCCATAAGGGCGGACAAAGGGAAGGGTGAGACATTCTCTTCATGGAGACGGATCTGTTTTGCAAATTCGAATCCATATTTACTTACATGAGTTTTCTCAGGTGAGTAAGGAATGTCCCACTCAACCAATAATTCTTTATATGCCTCAGCGACTTTATCGTCAGCAATGACAATATCGTCACCAAGTAACATATATCGACATCTCTTCCAATTTCGGTTAGCCTTTCTACAAGCTTTCCAAACAAAGAAGTGATGGCAAATAGAAAAGATAGCCCATGAGGAATAAGCTCCCATGGGATTACCAGTACGGTAGGTTATCCATTTATCTTTATATGAAAATGGATGACCCACCATAATGGTTTTCCAACTATCTGCATATTGGTTACCAAACCAAAGTCTGAGAAGTTCATATTGAATCTCTATGGGAAATCTATCTGTTGCTGTCGTTAAATCGACGGAATGGAAAGAAGAACCATTTAAGGGTTTCAAATATTTAAATCTCTTAGTTTGGCTAAAGGTACAGTCTTGATCAATACGAGAAAGTTGCTTAAATAGAAAATTATGCAATGGCAGCAAAGCTGCTTGAGAATAATAATCTAGAATAGCTACTTCTCTCGTTTTACCTTCTTTATCTTGGATACATACAAGT